CGACGGGCACCCGGCAACGTGTTTTTGGCCACGGTTAGCCGCCAGATCGCTGCTGAAGTAGCGTTGGTCGACGGATTTCGTGTAATCTGACTGGCCGAGGTAGCGTGTCCGAGCGGCCGAAGGTGCAGCACTCGAAATGCTGTGTGGTGATAAGCCACCCTGGGTTCGAATCCCAGCGCTACCGCGGCAGGCCCCAGTAATCCTTGTGATGCTGGGGTTTTTCGTTGGAATACCGCGGTTTCGCGCCGACCCGCGTTAAGCCGACACACGCCTACAAACGCCGGTATTCGCCTATGATGAGAACCTGAGCAGAACCTGAGCAGAACCCACATGAGAGGAAGCAGGGCAGGGATTATGGCGCGCGGCGGAGTAGGCACAGTCATCAAATACCCCATAAAAGGCGGAGTACGATACAAAGCCGTCGTGCAGCATCACGGCAAAAAATATATCGAGGGCGGTTTCCTCACCGCCGCGAAAGCCCGCACCCGCGCGTGGCGCATGAAGGAGGAACTCCTAGACGGCACCTACCTATCCCCGCGCGAGAAAGCGCAGCAAGAAGAATCCGCCGCGAGTGCGACTATTACCGTGCGAGACTACGCCGCGCAGTGGCTTGACAGGTGGCGCAGCATGCAGGCCGACGGCAGGGTCTCCGCAAATACCATCCGCACCTACAAATCATGCGTCCGCCATTACGTGCTGCCAGCGCTGGGAGATAGGACGGTCGCTAGCCTATCGGAGGAGGACATACGCGAGTGGTATGCGAGCGTGGCACCCGGAAAATCAGCGTCTACGCGGGCGAATGTTTACCGGGCGATGTCGTCGATGATGCGAAGCGCCGTGGAGGACAGGCTTATACCGGTGTCACCGTGTCGTGTGCGTGGAGCGGGGAGCACGCGCCCCGGTGATAATCAGCGCGAGCAGTACTATTTCACACACAGCGAGTTTTTGAATCTGATCGGGGCGCTGGAAGCCTCAGACATGCCATCATACGCGGGAATAGCCGCGCTCCTGTACTACACGGCGTGCAGGCCGTCTGAAGCGCGAGCGCTTAGGGGTCGGGATTTTGATTTCGAGCACGCACGCGTGTGGTACGGGTCGGGCATGCAGCGTAGTGAGAGCGGGGAGGTGGTGGAGGGCCCGACGAAAACCCGCCGCGGCCGATGGGCACCCATGTGCCACCAGCTCGTGGAGTATGTGAGGCCTATCGTGGAGCGGGCGGAACGCGACGAGTGGGTTTTTCACGCCCCGGGCGACGTGTCGCAGCCCGCGAGCGATAAGCATGTGAGCCGGCGCGCGCGCCGCGCGCTGGACAGTATCGGGCTTGAGCGCGCGGAATTATACGATTTGAAGCACACGTGCTTGACAAATTTGGGGCGGGCGGGCGCCTCGCTCAAGGAATTGATGGATTTGCCTGGGCACTCACAGATCGAGACGGTGCTGAAATATCAGCTGTCGGATTTTGAGCGGGTGGCTAGTGCGGTGGGTCGGATGGCAAACAACCTCAAATAGTGTGACCTATCCCGTATATGCGCCGGCCATAAAAAAAGATGGCCCCGCGCTGAAACACCCACAATAGGGCGCTCAGCGCGGGGCCAAACCGCACAAAAAACTTGCTCACTGCTCGGGGTGTAGTCGCCTGATCGTCTCATCCACCTCACCAAAACGGCGTTTCGTCTCCGTCGACAAGTCACGCACCTCACTGCGCGTGTCGTTCACCCGTTGGTGCAGCAGTTCACGATCCCTCACCGCGTTCTCCGACGCGCTACGCAGGTCCTTACGGATCTCTAAAATACGTTCCTCGCTTTGCCTATCACGCTCAGCCTGCTCATGCTGATCCTCACGCATATGCCGATCTTGCTCTTCTAGTTTTTCTCGGATTTCGCCCATCATCCCACTAATCCGATCCAAATCATCCCGAAGATTCAAATCGTGATTATTCGCGACTTGGTCGTGTGTCGCGTCAGCAGTTTTTGCGATTCTTGCGAGTTTTTCCTCAAATTTTTTCGTCAGGAGCTTCACGATCACAGTGATCCCACCTAGCAGGGTGCAGGCTAGGGCGGTGATCGCAGCCACGATTTCGGGGGCGTTGAGCACGGCCATCACTGTTTCTGGGACTTCAGTACTGCTCATACGCGTTCTCCATCAGCTAGGTGCTTGGGCTTGTACCTTGCTTGTTGCCCGTCGCGTGTTTCGCCGCCGGGTGTAATGATGCCGAGCCAGTCCAACACGCCGAGGCGCTTCAAAATGTGGAACGCTGCCGTCGCATACCCGAGGATGATACCGGCTTGCGTGCAGATGAGCTGCCACGACAGGGGGTAGGCTCCTGCCCACCACACGCCCACGGCGAGCAGCACAGCAGCGACGATCACGATCAACTGGCGACGTTTAGCCGTCCACCATGGTTTATCTATGATGGCTTGGACGGGGGGCCAGATGACGCCTACGATGATTGACCACACGAGCGGGTCGATATTCAAATTCAGCTGTAAAGCGCTCAAAAAATCCATAGCGGTCACCTTCTTGCGTTCTGCTGGTTAACCGCGCGCTGCAAGGCGCGCACAGTTTCCACACCCATGTACCCGTCTACGCTCACGTGGTAGTAGCGCTGCATAGCTCGCACCGTGTCCATGCCCGTGATACCGTCAGACTTCACACCAAACGCCCGCTGCATGCAGGCTATGAGCTGAGAGCCTTCCGCTGTGTCGCCTTCCCACTGCCAGCCGCTGCCGTCCCAGTCAGCCGCAGGCAGGAAAACGCGGTTCGGCGCATACTGTGAGCTGACAATTCCGTCCACGGGAGTCCCGTTAATCCGCTGCAACGCCCTAGTGGTCGCTTTGCCCCACTCACCATCAACCGCGAGCGTGCCCTCCGGTACGACGCTACGAGCGGGCGCACTATATGGCGGGCGAATCACCGCACACACAGTGTCAAACGACCTCACGCGGCGCGCGACCACACCACCGTTAGACTGCGACCCATACGACCCCGTGGACGTATTACCCTCAATCGTCTGATACGACCACACATACTTCACTTCCACAATGCCGATATGATCGGCTTCCCCATCATCATCCCAGTCGAAGCACACGAGATCACCGGGTTGCGCGTCCTCACGTAGGACAAGCCACCCATGAGCGCGCGCCGTGTTGACGCGCCCGGGCACGTACGCACTATCAAAACCCGTGATCCCGGCTCGCCTGAGGCACCATGTCACAAACATGTCACAATACGGCACGCCACTCGCCGCGAAATACGCGCCGTGCCGCGTCGCGTAGTCACGCCCGTATTTTGATCCCTCAGCTGGATCATCCCACCGCGAGTACCCCAGCTCACCAGCAGCGATTCTGAGGACATCATTCCCCGTCGCCATATTCCACCTCCACAATCTCAGCCGTATCCGCGGGCGACCCCGCGCCCGTATCCCCATGCCTTAAAAGCGCCTCAAACTCCACGCGCCCCTCGTTGTTTTCTGTTCCTGGCATCAAAGACCCCCTCCGTCTCCCTGGCGTTTCCGCGCACACAAAAAGCGGGACACGAATCACGCCCCGCCAAAAAAGTTTTTTTCTACTAATGCTCCGCGCCCTCAAAACGCGCGAGCCCCGTGCCCGCGCTGGGGCTTGGTGGGGCAACCCCGCTGAGCGCCTCCTTCTCCACGCGCTCACGCTCCGCACGCTCCACGGCCGCTTGCTCTAGGCCTTCGCACATTGCGTTGATCAGCGCGTCGAAAAGCCCACCCGCACGCACGTAGTCAGCAGCGAGCCTCGCCGCTTGACGCTCAGCCACGCTACGCACGTGCCGGCGCTCCTGCTCGCGCTCCACTGCTTCTTGCAGGCTGTCTAGTTTTTCGCTTGGCATACCATCAAAATCCACCCCGAGCCCCTCCCTCGTGTTCTAGTTGGTCCAGTATTGGATCATGTTCAGTGGCACGTAGTCCCACCTCGTCCACACGCTGTTCCCGCCGTGGATCTCCAGATTCCCGTTCGCCCGCACGTATACTTCCGACTTGTGCGCTGCTGATGGGAAAACCAAATCTGTCCTCGGGCGCACGGATTCGGGCAGAGTGCAGATCAGGCTGATGCTTTTACCGTCCCACTGCCCGGTGGTGAGCCGGAGTACGCCCTGAAACATCACGTGCGGGCCGATCGTGTAGATCCTGAATCCGCCGAACGACTGGTCGGCTTTCCACCCCGCGGTCAGGCTCGGGGTGATCATGCTATGCGCCGGCACAGCGTGAATAATCGGCTGGGGGGTAATGCTCATTCCTTGAGTTCTCCTTACTCGTTGGCGGTCCACACCATCGGGCCTGTCAAAAGACCCGAAAACGCGTCATTAATCAGCGTGACACGCCCGGCCACGCGAATCTTCACCTCACCCGTAGTATCAATAAAAAGATTCGCCGTAGCCGCGATCGAATTCCCAGCCATGATGGTCACAGGCGTATACACGGGCCCACTCGGCCTATACCCCGCGGGGATTAAATACCCGAGCCCAATCCACCCTACACCCGGGTCCAGCAGCCAGTTCCCGCGCGTAGGCCTGAAAATCAGCGACTCCGTGACAACAAGACTCCCAATTTTAATAAGCTTGTTGGCGGATTTGAGACCATTGTCAGATAGCGGCGCGCTGGTCTGAATGGGTGGCACAGCGTGGATGACCGGCATTTTACTCATCAGCGTCTCCTATTTTCCGGGCTCATACCAAATATCCTGAGGCTGCATATACTCAGGCCTCACGCTTCCGCACCACCACACCATGGGAGCGTCAGGACGCCGCACGAAAGCGTTCGACCCGTGCTTTACCCATGTTGACGTGGCCGCGCCACCCCACGCGCCCATGATGATCGCACGCCTGTTCCACACCATCACCAGCACGCGCTTACCCTCGGGCGGGGCCACCAGCGCGTCCACAGGCCCAGCCAAAGGCTCGCTCATGCCGTCCAAGCGTACGCGCACAGGCGACGCGCTCGTGACTGTACCCCACTGGAATGAGGGCACAAGATCCACGCGCTTCGACAATTTGGCGATCGTATCTACCAGATAGTCCAAGCCAATCACAGGTCCACCACCTCGCGAATCGTCGTCTTCGCCAAAGCCGACGCATCCAAACTCATCCCCCATTTTTGGACGACAGCGCGCGCCACCACTCCCTGCGACGAAAACTCAACCAAGTCGTTCGGCTGCAAGGGCACGGGCAGGTGTTGGAACTCAATACTCGCGGCGGGCGTGGACCGGTCGATCAAACGCCGGTTCGCTAAATCGTCTAAAACCTGCTGCCCCGTCGCCTCAACACCCGTCTCCACGTGGGTCACCCACCGGCCCCGTGCCTCATAAGAAAACCGACTCTTGGGGTCTTCATTCAACGCCGACGCGGTCAGCGCGGGCTTATCACCCTCAGCCTGCCCCACGAGCACGACCTTATTGGGTACGCCAGCGAGGTCTTGGTCACGCTGCCACGCAGGCAGGTGAATACTAGCGTCGCCTTCCGTGAACCGCCACGCCGCCGGCCTTTGCGCAGGCTTCACATATGGCTCCACGCGGAACTGCCCCAACCCATCAACCCACAGGCTCCAGTAATTAATGCTCTGTAGTAGGTCGTTGATGATGGTGAGTTTCGGCGTCCCAGCGTCCCACACGAGCACACCACGAGTCCGCTCCACACTATGCGTGATAGCGACCCTATCCTCACCAGCACCCCGGATCAGCTGCTCTACTACGCTGGTCACGAGTGTTTTTTCAGGCAGACTATACGCCCGCTCCACACAATCCTCATCCAAAACCGTCAATTTTGAGAGCAGGTCGACTTGTCTTGACGCGCCGCTTACGCTCATGCTCATGGTCGGAGCAGCGAGCAGCCACACGCCCAGCGGAAGCACCTCGCCGGACGCCAGCTCATAGGTGATACGCACACGATCAGATAGCCAGTCAACCTGTTGACCACGGTCAACCATGTTCAGTTGACCCGACCCGCGCAGTCTGGTTGTGGAAGTGAACTCGATGTTCCCGCCGGTCACGCCGCGCAGCCTACCGCGCAGCATGTCACGCCTTGTCAGCAAATCCACACGAAACGAGGCTTGCCTGTGTGTGGTCCACGCGCTCACGACCGTTCGACCTCCACCAGCTCAAATCTTGCGTCCCAGTATTTCCCACCCGTACCGCGCTTCATGCTCGGGCTTCCCATAGCCGCGTAAAACCTGATGCCGTCAGGATTCCTGTAGCACACCGGGCCAGCGGTAAGAGCCACCCTGTCCACGTCACTCACGTCAGCACACTCGCTATCAGGTATAAGCCTTGAGGACACCTGCCATTTACGATCAACACCAGTCCCGTCGACCATGACCCGCATCATGCGCCCCGCAAAACGGTAAGTCTCCCGCCCCGGCATCTCAGGCGAGAAACTGACCTCGGGGTCGTAGGGGAGTCGGATCGTGTCCGTGAACCCCACGCCAGCACCCACCCACATAGCAGGACTACTAGCAGTAGCTGTCACACGCACCACGCTAGACGACGGCAGACTACTCGTCGCAGTCACCCTATACAGGGTTTCACCATTTGATAGTGCTTCAGGGTCTGTCACAGTGGCCTGCACGGGTAGCCCATCAGCCACCAGCTCCCACGTCGCCCCACCATCAGCGGAGCGTTCCACACGGTTACTTACGACGCTCGGAGCCGTGCCCCCGGTGGGGTTCATGATCTGCACGCTCATCGCACCAGTGTGATCATCCCACAGCGTAGACACCACGGGCTTTTCAGGCTTCGCATACTCGACATTGACACGCTGCACGGCTGGGGTGGACTCGACACCATCACCGGACCGAGCCACGACACTGATCTCGTACTCGTGGCCGTCAAGCACGCTCTCACGCACCACATACCGCGTAGCGTCGCTGGACACCGTGCTGGTCTCCACCACGCGCCCAGCAGTCACATCCGTGATAGTGACGCGAGCACCGGACTGGCGTGACCCCTGCTCTTGCAGGTACGACCACTCGACCGCAAGACGCGACTTCTCGTACTTCCCGCCCGCAGGACTACTAATACTGACGACGGGCCGGTTCACCACGCTAAAAGACGCGACACTACTCCACGGCGACGCGCCCGTTTCCTGCTGCGGATAGTATGAGCCCCACGTGCGGACCTGCCACTCCACGCGACCCACACGCAGCGAGGACAGGGTATGAGACTGGCGCGCGACACGCCCACCCGACACAGTAGTCCACGACCCACCACCCGTACGGTAGCGCACCTGATACGACTGCTGAGTAGACGAATCCGCAGGATTGTGATCCCATGACAGCACGGTTTTACCGTCTTCCACGGGGACGGCAGCACCATTAGGCGACAGGTTCTGAGGCGCGTACGGGCGCGCCAGCAGTTGAACAGTGTTTGACGACGAGGACTTCTCAGACTCCAAAGTGAGCCCCGCCGACACGGTGTTACGCACGGCGTTCACAGTCTCAGCGCTCACCCGATACGAGTGAGCCACCGTTTTAGACGGAGCCGAGTGTGTCCACGACCGCGTCCCACCGTCAACCGTGGCCACGCGCGACCCATTATCGTAGACATGGAACCGCACATAGTACCCGTCGGAGCGCTCCACGGGTTCCCACGAGACCGTAATATCGTCACCGGTTTTCACCGCACGCACACTAGTGGGTGGCAGGGGCCGCGTGTTCACCGACCCAGCCCAGTCAAACGCCGACCCAGCCTCGTTCACCGCGTGCACCGAATACTCAGTGTGCTCACCGCGAGGGGGGTTCACGTCGTCCCACGAGGTAGCACTCCACGGTAGCGACGCCACGAGGTCCCACTGTTTCAGGCTCCCCGTGTAACGCTTGACCTGTACGGTGCTCCATGGATACAGGCCGTCCGCACCCGTGTAGTTCGGCTCCCACGTCACGCGCGTCAGCCCATCGCTCTGCCACGCGGCCAGCGGGTTACGCGGAGGGTGCGGAGGCTCATACCCACGCCTACCAATACTCACCGTACGAGACACCGACGGCGTCCCACCATTCCACACGGGACCAGTCGATGCGCTAAAAGTCACGCTCTGCGCGTACAGTTGAGTCGACACGGTGACAGACCGGCGAGCAATCTCTTTTTGATCCCACGAATTCCACGCAGAATAAAACGAATAATCCGCCGTTCCGCCGATACGCCCACCCATGCGCAGCGTACCGTTGAAATTATGCCCGTACCCAGTCGCCCGAATATAGTACGCGACCGTGATCGTCACGCTCTGAGTCCTAGGCCCAACGCTCCCCGGACTCATCCACGTGTCAATACCCAGCTGCAAATACCCGGACGACCCACCCCACGTGATACCCATCAGCTATTAGACTCCTATCGCGTCACGCACCGCAGGCCGAAGCCCACGATCAAAAAAGTCAGCCACATCCGCATACCTGCGCAGGTCATCAGCGTGGAAACTCACATTCACGTTAAACGTGTCACCACGCCTATTCTGCAGTGCCTTCTCCTGCTCAAAAGTGCGGATTGTCTCGGGCTTGCCGGTCCCGTTCATCGCCACGGTCAGCCCTGGCATGAGCAGACCCCCTGAATCATAGGTATGCAAGAGGTTTTCGGCCCACCCCATGGCCCTGCTCGTCAACGACCTCTGGCCACCGCCACCGCCATACGTGCCCACAGACGGGTTCCCCCAAATTGAGGTGAATCGTGCAGATAAGCCGGGTCTTGGCTCTTCGATCATCATCCCGTTACCAGCAGCAATAGCAACGTGCCAAGCTGGATTACCCCAAAACAGGAGTCTGCCCGGAGCTGGAGCCCCACCCATCCGTGATCCAGACTGGTAGCCCGCCGCTGTTAAACGCGGCCAGCCGAGCCCAAGCTGTTGAGCAGCCCAATACACAAGGCCCGAGCAATCCAAACCAGCCGTCGTGGAACCGCCCCACACGTACGGGATACCGGCTCGCACAGCCCGCATAGCAGCGCTGACAAGCCCAGCCCCACCCGGAGGCGTGATCTTTTCTGACTGCCCCTTGAAAAACGCTGGGATAGCGCCAAGAAGCTTCTCAACCGCACCCGCACCCGCTTTAGCGAAAAACGAGTCCCCTACTCCACTCAGCAGTTTCCTCACCGGCGCGGTAATCAAGTCAGCTACGGCTCCAAGCGGGTCAGATAAGAAATCCATGACACCCGCTGCCTTGTCCTTAAACCAGCCGACGATGCCGCCGCCAGCAAACCGCGCTCCGCCACCCGGGCGGCGACCAGAATATGCGTAGTTTGCTGCCAGAATGTTACGTGGCCCGATAGCCCGCACCAATTCAGGTACGAGCACCGCCTCACCTTTTGACAGCAAGGCGGGCACAGTATCACGCCCCGGCGCGTACCCCGGCAACACGCCACCGCCAGCAAAACCGAGGCGGATCTGCGGAAGACGCAAGGAAGCGGGCAGTGAGAGTTTGTCTGCCACACTGTTAACGAGGGACCGCAGCCCATCGTTGTAAACGGTGTTCACGACGAAACGTACTGGTTTTGCAGCAATCTCCTTAAGGGAGTCCCAGACTTTCCCGATCCCGTCTTTCATGAATTGGAAAGCCTTAATGGCACCATCTTTAAGAGAATTGAACGCTCCAGTGACCTTGTCTTTCACCCAGTTTGCAGCTGTGCTAGCAGCTGTTTTGAGGCCTTCCCACAGGTTCTTAAAGAACGTGAGGAACCCATTCCACAGGTTTTTACCAGTGTCAATGATCGCGTTCCACACGATAGACAAGCCGGTAGAAAAATAGTCCCACGCGGCTTTCGCAGCAGTCTTAATGCCCTCCCACAAGGCGGTGAAAAAGCCTGCTAGCCCGTTCCAAATCGCGGTTGCCGTTTCCACGATCCCGTTCCACACACCAGTCACAAGATCAACAATCCACTGCCACACTGTGGAGAAAACGAGTTTCACCCCATCCCATAGGGTGGTGAAGAAGGAGACGAGCCCATTCCAAATGGTTTGCGCTGTAGTGAAAATGAACGTCCAATAGCCTACGACGAGGGTTTTAATGAACTCCCACACCGTGAAAAACACGGTCTTAATGCCCTCCCACAGGCCGCTAAAGAAATTGGAGATCCCCGTCCAGAAACTATTCCACGCCTCGCCGAGCCACGCGGTGAAAGCGTTCCACGTGTCACTAATCCACGTGGTGAAAGCCGTCCACACCCCGCTGATCCCGTCCCACAAGGATTGCCACGCTGGGCCGATCCACGCAATAAAATCTTGGAAAGCTTTCGTGATAGCCGCCCACGCCTTCTTCCCAACCTCGGTCTGCGTGAAAAACCACACCAAAGCGCCAATCAAAGCCGTAATAGCTGTAATTACCAAGCCGATCGGGTTGGCCTTCATTGCGAGGTTCAGGGCGCGTTGAGCGATGGCCGCGCCCTTTGTCGCGACAGTAGACGCGACCATCGCGCCCTTCTGAGCAGCCAAAACCGCGATATCCTTGACTTTCGTCGCAGTCGCAACAGCCATTTTCCTAGCAAGATCAGCAAAAGCCAGGGCGTGCTGCTTGACCCAGCTGCCCGCGTACATGGAGTTCAGGATCACTGTCTGAGCCGTGTCTTTTATTTTTGCGAGGCGCGCCAGCATGACAGCTTTTTGCAGCTTGTAGAATTCTCCGATCGCACGACCCAGCTTCAGCCCGCCGATCGCACCAGCCAGGGTGCCAGCCACGCCAGCGAGAATACTCATCGCCGTTTTGTTTCGCATGACCGCGCCGGACAGGCTCATGATCTTCCCCAGTACACGGCCGACAACCGGGACGAGCGTTTGGAGTACGTTCCACGCTTCACTGATCACTGGCTTGAGGACGGCGAAACCGCCTTGCGCCAGATCCACCACGCCATCTTTCAGGGCGGTGACCCACGACCAGTCCACATTAGACGAACCGTCAATAATCCCAGTGATCAGGCTCGTAATCCTGCTAGCAGTATCACCGACGATCGTGCCGAACTGCTCAAACAAGGGCCCAGCCTGCGTGGCCACCGCGTCAACTGCTGGGATCAGCTTATTGAAAGAATCACGCAGCGCGTTTAAGACTGGGGTGGCCGCACCCTCGCCCAACCTGCCCAACGCGGCTTTGATGTTCGACCATGCGCCCTTGAAAGTGTCACCGGCCTTGAGGGCGGCACCGCCGATCCCCTCCTGCATTGCAGCATTAAATGTGCCGAAATCGATCTGGCCTTTGCTGACCATTGTGGAGATTTCTTCACTGGTCTTGCCCAGGTGTTTTCCGAGCATGGCGAGGACTGGCACGCCAGATGACGTGAGCTGGAGGAGGTCGTCGCCTTGGAGTTTTCCGCGCGCAGCGACTGACCCGAAAATCGCGCCCACGTCAGTGAGCGACCGGCCAGAGATCTGCGCCGTGTCGGCCACTGTCTTCAACGCGCCCTCGAGATCGGATCCGGCCTGCACGCCAGATGCAGACAGGGACGCGGCCACAGTCGCCGCATCACCCAAACCGTAGGCCGTGCCCTTCACACTATTCAGGGCGTTTTGCATGACCTTGTCGACGCCTTCAGCGTCCATGCCGATGCCTGAGAGCTTCGCTCGCGCGTCCTCAATCGCCAACGCGCGAGAAATACCACCAGTAGCAGCCAGACCAGTGACAGCAGCACCCAATCCTCCCAGCGCGCCCGCCCCGACCTTGGTCACGGTCTTAAAAGCGCCACCTAGTGCGCCGGTAATCACGCCGGACGCCTTGTTCGACGCTTTCCCCGCACCGAGGTCACCCATCTGTCGGGAGACCTCTTTATGGAATCCTTTCAGGGATGGGGCGATTTGAATCCACGCTGTGCCTAGCTGATACCCCGATGCGGCTGCCATTCTTCCTCCACTATTCGCTTATGTTGTGCTGCCTGCTCATCCACCTAGCAGCCTTACGCGCAGCATGTTCTTCCCGTTCCGCCTGTTTGTCCTGCCACCCGGCTTCAGGTGGCTCCAGCGGGCGCGGAACCTTGTTCTTATTGCCACCTAGTCCTGTCCAGAGGATTGAAACCAGGCGGTTTGCTGCGAGGAAAACAGCGTTTGTCTCATCGCTGACTGACGCGGGGCCGCCCATCGCACGCATGAGCGCGCAGCCGGGCGGCAGGTTCGCAGCCAGCACGGCAGCCCTACGCAGCGACAATCTGCCAGTGAAAATATCAGTCAGATTGATGCCGTATTCGGCTTGGAAGCTGGCTTCTAGTGGCTCCCAGTATTCGCCCGTCAGTCGGACGAACCCGAGGATTTTCCCCCATCAACCGCTTCAATCACGCCACCGAGCCACGTGACAACGGCTTCCATCGTGATTTTTCCATTCTTGCCACGCAACGGCTCCAACGCTGCCGCGCGCTCTGCGGGGTCAGGCCAGATAGCGTGTATCAGCGGGAATGGGTTATCTGAGTTCAACGCGTCCAGGACTTCAAAATCGTCAAAGAGATCCTGTGTCAAATCAACGGTGATACCACGGCAGGTAACCGTGATCTTCTTGTTTTCAGTGTCTTTCACGACGCTGGTTTCACGCTTGGCTGCTTCACGGGCTTTTGCCTGTGTGCGCTGGCGTGAGCGTTGCGCCTGACGAGCTGGTGATGCTTGCTTAGCCATAGAAAGATTTCCTATTCTTCCGCAAAGAAAATTGAGTTAAATGGTGCGGGTCGTGCCAGGGGGCGGAAGGACAAGGACGCCACCCCGGCACGACCTAGCGCACCACAGCCACTACCCGAATTAGTGGCTTTCCGCACCAGACGAAGCCGGGGCAGCAGACGCGCCCTCCAGCATTTCTGGAGCGTTAGAAATCAGGTAATAATTCCCCAGCACCTTCAGTGTGTAGTTATACGCGCTGATATCACCATTCTTGAACGCCAGCCCCTCGCGCTCACCCAGCGTCAAATGCGGGAACACATAACGGAAATGAATTTCCTCGTTAGACGTGTCATAAAGATCGACCATGCCGCACAGGTCCTTCACCTGCCTGGAGGACTTCGCCTTGATACGTACGGCACCACCGCTACCGGCCTTTTCGACCTCACCATCCAGATACGTGACGACCGTCTGGAGCTTGGACTCCAGTAGTGCGGCAGTGAAAGACGTCGTGGAATCAGACATGAACGTCTTGACCACGCCGTGGCCTTGGTACCCCTTCAGGTCATCAGTGGAGTCATCGAATCCGAGCTCCATGCCCTCATCACTGATCCACCCGCAGTCGACGAGGCCGTCTGGCGCCTTGTCGGTCAGCGTGGTGAGCTTGTCGAGCTTGTCGGCCAGTTCTTTCGTGTATTTTGCGAGATACAGCGCGTCATTGTCGGATCCGAACATGTGCGCGAAATCTGCGTTGAGTTCAGCCATCGTGAACACCCTTTCCTATGAATTATTGAAAATGAAAGCCCCGCGACCTGTCAGGTGGCGGGGGTTGTCTTGATTGTGATCTGATACGTTGCCGTGCACCGCGCTTGGGCGGTGTCAGGGTCAGGAAACTCAGCAGGCGTAGTACCATGCACGCTCACGACCGGGCTGGTCACAGTAGGCAGAGACTCCATCACGTCATTCACAGTGAGCGCCAATCGCATGGCGCGCGCCGTACTCTCCGCATAGGAGTCCACAGTGACCTGCGATTCCTGCAGGACACGACCATACCTACCACCACCGCCAGTTGAGATGACGCGCACGAACCGCGCGGGCTTACCGGCACCGTCAGGCCTGGTGGACACGACCTGCACACCGTCTAGGAGGCGCTTCAGCAGGCTCATCACAATGAGCTTCGCGTCCACGCTCACAAAACCGGACAATTTAGCCTCCTCTCGCCTGGCTGCCGATAGCCCGCTCGAGCAGGTGATGTTTGGCTTGACGTGCGCGCGCTTTCGGGTGTCCAGCCACCACGTACGCGCGCACACGCTCGCCAGTACGCACCCTCACGTCGAACTCGCTACCGGCAGCATCCCTGATCTGATTGGCTTTCGCCTCCACCAGGCGGCGCGTCTGACTCCCCGTGAGTAGTTGACTGATCGCGTCGTGACGCGAAAAGAATCGCACTCTACGAGCCATCATCCACGCCTTTCAGGGACACGACCATGCCGGACGGCCACCACTGGGGCGCGCCCTCCACCCGGTACTGACGGCCCATCACTTCAATGAGGTCGCGGGCTGTCACGCGCGGGTGCTCGCCCCGCCAGTACAGGGACGGCAAGCTGATCACCGGTTTTTCGCCCGGATTGACCGGCTCACTCGTCCTGCCTGGAGCGAACAGGGCGGGCGGAAGCTCCACACGCTCTGGCGAGCCTGGAAGCGGGTCACCGTACTCGTCCACGCCACCACTGGTGGTGCGGATGAGCGTGACGGGGACTTTCCAGTCATCCATCATTGCGATCACCTGCCAGCAGGTCCACCTCGAACGCCCGTCCGACACCGACTCCGAGACTCTTGCGCTCGGTTTTCGTCAGGTACAGGTCGCCCTGCGGATTCGCGTAAGAGAATTGCTGCGTGAACGGCCCGTCGGTCGTGCTCATGGAGGAGACCCCGCCGGGAATGCTGTCGCTGCCCATTGCTCGGCGCACAACCTGGCAGGAAACGCGTTTCAGCGTGGACTCAGGCAGCTCACGCCACCGTCTGGTGGTGGTGCGGATCAGGTCGGCGGCATCGAGGAGCAGGACCTTGGCTCGTGCTTGCTCCTGTTCGGACAGGCCACGCCACCGCGCCTCCAGATCAGCGACCGTTGCGAACGCTTCTTCGCCCTGCTCCTCCATGCTTATCCCTCTTTCTTCGCTCGGCGTGCCGCCGTTTTGCGGGCGGGAGCCGGTTTCTCCGGCACGAAATCACTGCCCAGAGTTTTTGCCGTCTCCTCGTCCACGTCCACCAGCACGCCGGTCACGCGATCACGCAGTCTCACCGGAACCGGCCTTTTCCGCGACAATCGCGAAACGCTCGGTGAACGCGTACCAGCCGTACACGATCTCCAGACGCAGAGCGATCTGGTTCCTGCGCTTCAGGTCACCCTGACCGTCCGGGTCACCGAAGCGGATCAGCTCGATCGGCAGCTCACGCTGCACACCCCAACGGATACCGTTCTGGAAGTCACCGAGAATCGCGCGAACCTTAGTGTCCTTAGCTTCAGGCACACCGGAAACCGTGTTGCCCTGGGCGACATTCACGCCCATGAAGCTTGTGACGTTGGTTCCGAATCCGAGCTGCGGGTAACGCAACTGAGAGGTCTCGCCCGTGCCGTCTTTCACCTTGAGGCTGGCGAGCTTCCACGCGAACTTGGGGTCCATTGCCACGCCATTCACGCCCCACGAGGGAGCAGCGTTGATGAGAAGACCTGCAGCAGCGCGGAAATCATCATCCGCATCAGCCTTGTCAGCCTCGACTTTCTTCGTGGTCGCCGTGATGTAGTTGTTCCACGAGGAGACAGCGTTACCGGTCAAGGGGTTGATGCGGTGGAAAATGCCAAGGTCGAGCGCCCTGGACAGTGCGACCTGACCAGCGTCAGCCAGCTCGCTGATCACACCCAGCTGATAGTCCTCATCAGCCCACTGGACCTCTTCGTTGAATCGCAGGGTGACCTGCGCCTTGTGCGGTGCCACGCTCACAGATGTGAACCCGCCACCAGTCGAATTCTTCTCCGCGCCCTCTTCCACGAACTCGGCTTTGGGGAAGTCGTTGAAAACGATGACGTCCTGCGAGCCGAAACGCATGGGGGAGCGGGTGGACAGTTGTGCGACGAGGCTGGTCGAGCGAGCCTCCTTCACCATGCCGTCAGCGATTTCGCGAGGCATCAAGACTTTAGCGTCGGTTGTAGAAAAAACAGCCATGACTGGCTCCTTCCTGATTTTTAGTCGCGGCCAAACAGTTCGCGCACGAGCCGCTGACCGTTAGAAATTGAAGAACTGGGTTGGTCGCCTTGGCCTCGCACGACTGGCGCGACAGGGCGACTAGAGATGACTTCTTTGAGAGACTGTGCGTGAGCCTTAATGTCGTCGAGCGTGGAACCACGCAGCACGCTTTCCGGGACCCCGGTTTCTTTCGCGACGTCATGTTTCCACTGTTCGATCTGGTCACGCTCCTTGAACTCACTGACCTTAGCTTCAGCCTCTTCAAGCTTGGCCTGCAGGCCGCTCAGCTTGCCTGCCTGCTCTTTGAGCTGGTCGTAGTCAGCGAATTTCTTGCGTTCTCTCACCAGGCGGTTTTCAATGATCCGGTCGAGGTCTTCCTGACTGGTGACCGGCTTGAATCCGCCTGTGTTTTCTGCCCCGTTGGCACCAGTGTTGATGCTTGCGGTTGAATCAGACATGGTCTGTTCCTTTCTTCCCGTTTATGGCTCGTCAGCCTTGTTGGTCCAGCCAATGTTCTCCGGGCTGTTTACGGAGCGCCACAAGGGGGCATAACAAAACCCCGCATGGCAAAGACCAATGCGGGGCAAAATGGGCGAAAGGTTCGCTTCTTACCTACTTGCGGAAGTAAATCTCTTGAAGCTCCAGAAACTCTTCTTCCAAGTAGTCTCGTGGGCCGCCAAACTTCTTAAATAGTTCATACAGCTCATCTGACAACTTCGTATCATGGTTGCACAGGACATCTGAAGCTGCCTGACATGCTGCTGAGCCATCAACCTCATACAATGCCTGAAGCTCTCTTGAATCAGGGTCATTTTGGCCTCTGACAGAGTCAACCAGAGCAAAAAGCCCTGACGCAAGTTTGGCAAAATCGTCCATAACGCTAATCTACCATTATTCCAACCCTCTGTAGGCGGTAGTTACGCGCGTGATGCCTTTCTTTACAGAAAATGCAACATATATAGTTTCCCCGTTCCAAGTGCCTACATACAGATTTCGTTTTCCCTCGCTTAATTGTCCTTTACGTAAAACGGCTCGGATTGCTTGAGCTATTTCGTTTTCAGTCCAATCCTCCGGAAATTCCGTTTTATCGTTGAGCCATCCATACCCGTACTCGTGTCCGCCCTGATTATTAAGGTCACCGTAGAGGATATGATTCCATTCTTTAGCCCGCAGCAATGGGAGATCTTCGGGCCAATCGTCAGGCGGCTCTGTAGGTACTGCGGGAGGGAGCCTGTGACGAGGGGTTTCAGGAATCGCCATGTCATCAAGTCGCGATCGAGCCCTGCGTCGAAGCTCGACCATCTGAGAAACTTGCATGGTGCCATCTTTCGATGCACCCTTAATTGCTTTAGCCGGACGCTCTTTGCCAGAGCGACGCGTTTCAATGCTGTCTTTAAAAGTATTCTGGAATTTATGCCTCATAACCATAACAACATGGTTTGCGTTATTGGGATCAAGTCCCTCATCCTCAGCAATTATCCGCGCCGCCTTGTACTGCGCATACAGCGTGTCCGGGTCGTAGCCGGTGATGTGAGCGCTTGTGGCTTCAAACGATGGGACGATCTCGCAGTCGCAGTCATTGTGGAAGGTGCCTTCGACGAAGCCGGCTGTCTCTTTCGTGCGGTACACGAAGCCTCTGGAGGCGAGCATTGCGCACCATGCGCACGTGTGCGCGCCGCGAGGAACCCTGGCGTAACGCGGCTTGGCCGGGTCAAACTCAACGTTCCTGGCCACAGTGTCGCGGCCGGAGTATTTGACCCAGGCTTGCACGCACCCCTCCAGTACGCGCCGCACCTGCCCGGGGTCATCGCCCCACAGGCCGCCGGCAGCCCACCGCACGGTCTCCACGATCGCCTCGCGCTTCACGCCACTACTGAGCACGGTCTCGTAGGGCGGGAGGCCTGCGACTTTGCTGCGCAGATTCTCATACCACTCGGCAGCAGCAACAGCCGCAATATCCCCATAGGTAGCGGCCAGCTGGGGAAGAAATTCCAGCAGCGCGTCACGCACCACCGCGGGCTGCGTCAGATCGAGCAGCGCGAAGAATCTCCTGAGGTCGCGTTGTGCCAGGCGAACGATTTTGCGTGTCTGCTTCGAGTAGCCGGACAGGTTTTCGCGTGTCGCCACTGCTCGTCACCCCTCGGATGCTTCAGGTTCTGCCTCGTCTGGAAGCTTGGCGAGACGGTCGAGCACGCCTCCGGCCGCGCTGCGTGTCAGCTCGGCTTTCATCTGCTTGATTTCCGTGCTCGTGAACCCTGCCCTGCGCATTCCCACGGTCGTGCCAGCCACGTCAGGAATAGCCTGCGCGATCTTCACAATGAAATCGGATGCGGCCTGCGGGGACACGTACCTGGCGGGGGTCCAGTTCACGTCCAGTTTCCACGAATCCGCAGGCGGAACGTCCAGGTTGTCACGCACCATCACGATGTCTTCAGCGACTCTGCGCAAGGCCGGGCGGAAAATGCCCCACTGGTACTCCGCCTCGTCTGACAGGGAGTATTCGGCGGCTTGCATGGCTTCAGCCGACGCTGGGTTATCTCCGAAAATACCTACGCTGCTCATCGGCAGGTTCACAGCCGCGCACATGTTCTGCGCGAGCTGCCTGTACATGCTCAGGTGCGGGTCCATGCTCATCTGCGGGAACTGGCCAACAGTCGGAGCGCTGCCTTCCTCGTTCAGTGTGAGGTTTAGGATGCGGCCCATTGTGGCTGTCCACCGGTCCACGCCCTCGAACGCGTCAGGGTCAGTGCCAACCGCCCACCTTTGCGGGCTGGAGAAGAATTCCGCGCTCGTTTCCGTGCGAACCAGCGTGCGGATCGCAGCGTCGGTCAGGTAGCGTACTTCGCGAGTAATACGAGACCGGCCAAACCTGCGGCCAAGCTGCGGGTCATACACCAGCGGCTCCACCAGCACGCGGCCCGTCCTGTTCGCCATCCGCGCCATGCGCCACACGCCACTGTCACGAGAGGCCTGCACAATCGAATCAGGGAAATACAGGACAAACCCGGTAGGAACCGAAGTGAAAACATACTTCACGTCTGTTGGCTCGCTGCGCGTACTTGTCACGGCGAGCGCGGCGCGCAACACGCGCGTCCTGGTGTCGAAAATGCCGGTCGTCCACCTGGCTGAGCGTGCCTGCACCATTACCTCAGGCTCGCCCGCCTGCGTGTCACCAGGCAGCACGGTGAGGAAAGAACATGCCTGCTTGTAGGCTGCGCTGATTCCCATTGCGAGCTCGGACGTGAACGCTGAGCGCTCCAGTGTTTCGCCCAGGTCGAACGGGTCCAGGGAGCCATCGAGTGTGTAGCCTTCGAATTTGTGTTTGCGTGCGAGCATGCTGACGGCTTTTTGTGGCCAGCCCAGGGCGACGCGGACCTGCTGCATTTGCGGAGGGATGCTGATCCCGAGGTCTTGGAATGCGCGGTGTCCGTCATAATAAGCGTCGAGGAGGTCATTCTTGAAGGCTTTTGCCTGGATCTGGTTCCACATGGCGGTGAGCATGGCTTGCTCGCTGCCTGTTAGTTCCTCAAACACCGGTGCGCTCATAGGATGATCACTCCTTTCCCGCCTGTCACTGCTTTCGGCCTGCGTCTGGTGGTTCTGGCTGCCCAATGCGCCAGCGTGACCGCGTCCATTCCTGCAGCCGTCGAGCCTTCTGGCGCGGCCCACCCGAAGCCGCCCGCGTTGCCGATCTTCCTGCGCACGATCACGTTCACCTCGCTGGTTAGTTCGTCGTCTTTCAGGTGCGTGATGGTGCCGTCTTTGATTGCCGCGTCCATCATCGAATGCGCGCTGATCACGTCGTTCACGGTTGGTGTCCAAATCACGCGGGATGGGATGCCGTTCGCCCTGAGGCGGTCGATGAGGTCTGCCGCGCCGCTCTTCCCGTCGACCACGATCTGTGCCCACCTGTCCTGGTACTCCAGCAGGTAGTCCACGATCCACTGCACGCCGTCGCCCATGGTGCGCACGCCCTGGCGGGTAGCCAGCTCGACGTGGACCTGCTGCGACCTGCCGCGCTCCCTGCCAGCCCTGGCGACGCCCACCGTTGCGCCGTCGATACTGAACCTGACGGCCGCGCACCACTTCAAACCAGGCGGGACAGCGTCCACTGGTATTTCCAGTTCACCCCACCGGCCTGCGTTGATCGCAGTCTGGACGTTTTTACCGTCCCACAGTCCGAGAGCTTCACGCCGGAAATTATCCACCGACCCGAGCAGTTTCTTCATGCGCAGGACAGCTGTTTTGCTCGTGCGGTGCGGGAAAGACGGGTTGGCTTTCGCTATCTGATCCCAATCCAGTTTGCTGCCCTGCCACAACGCGGGGTCAGTCCCATCGTCCGCGCCGAACTCCACATACAGCGTGTCCTTGTCACCGCCTAGCGCGTCGGCGCGCCTGGCCTCGAACACTTCACCCGGATCCTTCGGCCTGGGCGGGGTTCCCATCAGCAGTACGAGCCCGTTTGGTGCCGCGTTCGTCGCCGGAACCATGTCGCTCATGGCGTTCTCGGTCAGGATTTGCGCCTCGTCAAGCACTAGCATGTCGACCTTCGCGAAGCCTCGACCGAACCCAGATTCCCTAGCTCCGAACAGGATTCGTGATCCGTTCTTGAACAGGACGGCCTGTTCGCCGTTCGTCGCACGCACCGCGCTCACATATGCGGCCACTTTGGGTTTGCGGCTCATTGAGCGCATCGACTGGAACGTCTCATTCGCCGTCCTCGTCCTGTGCGCCGTCCAAATCACTGTCAAACCAGCCTGCAACATGCACAGCGCGAACGCTATCCACCCAACCGTGTACGTCTTGCCGGTCTGCCTTGGGATGCTCATGACGACGCCGCCCACGCCAGCCGCATACAAGCCGCCACGACGCTTCGCCAAAATCAAACTGCCCAAACCGTCCTGCCACGTATCAAACGTGACACCCAGCCTGTCGCACTGCGCCCTGACAGCAGAAAACCCAGTGGACTTAATCCCACTGGGTACGTGCAGTTCTTTAGCCGCTTCAGATAGTAGAGGGGTCGAACTCCTCGTCACGTGTGTCAATCCGACCCCCAGCCTCCGCAGTGTCTTGAGTGTCGATCGCCTTAATCTCCCGAGCAATATCCATCAGCCGCTTCGTCAATGCAGCCAAGTCCCTTGCTGGCGTATCGGGATTTTCAACCGCCCTAGCAACACGGTCACGCATCGCGACCAGCAGTTCACGCGTGGAACCATCCGACGCGGCCTGAGTCACAGTCATTTTCCGCTTGGATCGGTGTTTGCGCTTGGGCGGCTCAATGTCCATGCCGCCTACTACTTTCATGCCCGACACCAACACCACCCGCCTTAGAGATTTATGTGAATCGTCTGCCTGTCACGCGAATAAACCGCTGCCGCGAATAAAACTCAACACTGACACCATCAACCACACGCCGACTGCCAGCCTGCTCACCAGCCTCCACGAACACGTGAACACCAGTTCCCGACACGGAACGCTCAACAAACACAACCGGCAAACTCACCGACTCGATAAAGCTGCGCGCCTGCTCGTCCGTCACATGATCCACATCAAAACACGCCAACCCGCCGCCCAGCATGATGCCGAACCCGTCACCCGCGCCACACTGAACATCCGCATACGTGCTCCACGTGTCCGGACGGGTTGACGAAGCCGGACACCCACCAGGCGTGATCGGACGCTTCCCGTCGCACCGCACCCACGACTTACGGGACGTCATAAGCGCAGGAAAAGTGGCGCGTGCCGCGGCTTTGCGGCACCTGTCCCAACAGAACCGCTTCGGCCTGCCAGTCGCCTTCACTTTGAGCGGTTTCCCGCACCACTCACACCTGCGTTCCATGCCACTATTCTACCACGAAACACCCGTTCACCTGCAGTTTGTCCGGAAACTCCAGAAGGTGGACACGCCAAACACAACGACCATGCGGAAACCGAGAAAACAACCCAACCAGCCTGAAAGGCACTCACACAGCCCGCCAGACACGCTCACGGGGATATTCCGCGGGAAGTGGGAAAAACGTCGGGGAGATATTTCGCTATACGCCTTGGGGAGCGCCGGGCGCACCCCGGGGGGCGTCCCCCCGGTCTCAACCACAAACAACCCCTACGTTAACACTCACCACCGCGCCGCGAGCGGCCTTTCACCACTGCGAACTGCGAACAGAACTTTCAATGCGAATTCTCTTCGCTCGAACCCTGCGCGCCCGGCTCGACTTCGCAACCCGTCCAGCGCCTTTCGACTGATTACAACGACGACAAAGCACTTGAACGTTCTCGATCATGTCTTTGCCGCCGAGCGCGTGAGGAATGATGTGGTCAGCTTCCGCACTCACTGGCGTGCGACCGTGAGCGTAGTCGAGGATTGTGTGGCAGCGTGGGCAGTGTGTCAGGCCTGCGGCTTGGGCTTGGCGTTTGGCTTGCGCTGCGACGCGTTTCCATTTGCTGGTCCCGGTGCGTGATGTTGCCATGATAGGTTTTCAGCCCCGCTGCTGTTTTTGGGCGCACTGCGTCCCGATTTCATCTTTCATTTTAGCAAACAATCATGATCACGGGTAGTGTTCATGCGCGTGTTGACAACAGCTAGCGGATACACTTTCGGCCGCCCCGCCCTCGGTTCAACGATGCCCCGATGCACCCAAAGGTCGATCTGGTTGTCTGTGAGGGTGGGCCAGATAGTCTTGAGATCCTGCCGCGTCACATACACGTCCAGGCTGGTGACGTGCTGGAGCCGCGTTCTGACTGCTTCCCCTTGCGTCAAATACAGCCTGTCACACGTGCTACACCACGACTGATCCGTCAGGCCGCGCCTGGTGGGGTACCGGAAGATCCGGCCACCGCACATGCACGACCCCACCAGCACGGGCGCATGCCCAGTGAGCCGCGCCACGTGATTGTGGATCATGTGAATCTCAGTCAGCACCGCATCCACATCCGCATAATGCTCTACTGCCCATGGGAGATCACGCTGCAGGTCAGCAATCGGACTGTCGGTAGTGTGAGTGCCTCGCTCACCGGCGATAGCGCTGGCGTACGAGGCGAGGATGATGAGCACACCACGGTGCGTGCGAATCCCCGGCCACCCATCATCAGCAGAGTCGATCCGATGGTCCAGCCCGTATGGGAGCCCATCATGCGCACCACCGTGACACGAGGCAAGCCTCGGAGAGCGCACACCATACACGGTGAGAGACTGACACGTCAGCAACGGCAACATGCCGGAAATCCCGGATAGTTCATCTTGCGCACGCCGCAAACGCGCAGCCATGCACGGCTTAGTCTCGGTTGTGACAGTAGTCCCACAGGTCACGCTAGGATCCTCACGCGCTGGCTCATCAACGATTTTAGACTGAAAACACATGATCAACCTCTCACGTTTGAACAATCAAGGGAGGCGCGCACCGCGTCAACCAGCGCCGACTGAGACGTGTCCTTACGCTCCAACGCGTCGAGCACCTGCTCATCAATCGACCCCGAGCACACCACGTGCACCACACTCACAGGCCACGACTGGCCCTGCCGATACAATCGCGCGTTCGCCTGCTGGTACAGCTCCAGACTCCACGTGAGCGAAAACCACACCAAAATGTGCCCACCATGCTGTAGGTTCAGCCCGTGCCCCGCGCTCGCGGGGTGAATCAAAGCGAGCGGAATATTCCCCGCGTTCCACCGGTGAAAATCCTCGCTTGACTTCAGCTCAACCGCGCTAGGAAACCGTTCCAGAATTCTTTCCGCGTCGTGCTTAAACCAGTACGCGACCATCACCGGCTGACCGTTAGCGGCTTCCACAATGTCTTCGAGAGCGTCCAACTTCCGAGAATGCACGACGAGTGGTTCACCGTCGTCACTGTAGATGGCGCCGCTGGCGAGCTGGAGTAGCTTACCTGAGAGCACAGCAGCATTTGCCGCGTCAACCACACTCCCACCGAGGCTTACCACCATGTCGCGTTTGAGCCTGTCGTACACCTGCTGCTCGCCTGGGCTCATGGTGACCACGCGACGCGTATAGGTGACGGGCGGTAGCTGCAGGTGGTCGCTGGTTTTCATGCTCAGCGTGATGTCCCTGATCCTCTCGTAGATCGCGTTTTCACCGCCCGGCTTGGGCTTGTACGTGAAAATCTGGGTCTGACTACGCTTATCGGGGTCAAAATACCGGTCGCGGTATTTCGTGATACGCGTACCAAGCCGAACGCCCTCATCAAGCAGCCGGTACTGCGCCCACAAGTCCAATAAGCCGTTTGGCGCTGGCGTACCGGTAAGCCCCACAATACGACGCACATGGGGGCGAGCCTTGCGTAGGGCTTTGAACCGTTTTGACTGGTGGTTTTTGAAGCTTGACATTTCGTCGAGGATGATCATGTCGAATGGCCACCCGCGCACCGTGTTGACGAGCCACGGGATGTTTTCACGGTTGACGATGTACACGTCCGCGTCAGCCTTCAGGGCTTCTATGCGCTCTTCTCGGGTCCCGACGATCACCGAGTATGAGAGGCCTTTCAGGTGGTCCCATTTCCTGATTTCGTCGGGCCACGTGTCTCGGGCGACCCTGAGCGGGGCGACGATCAGCACACGGTCGACAGCAAAATCATCAAAAAGCTGCTTAACCGCGGTGAGCGTGATCACGGTCTTACCTAAGCCCATCTGGAGCAGGAGTGCGGCCTGCTTGTGCTCCACAATGAACCGCGTGGCCTGGAGCTGGTAGTCATGAGGCTTGTATTTCATCGAGAACACTCCTGATCTGGTTGGGGTGGCTGATTGTGTAGACGCGCTGGCCGAGGGCTTGCAGCTGGTGTATGCGACGCTGCTGGAGCGGGCGGGGGTGTTGCCCGGGGGCTTTGACTTCGATGAACGCTGAGTGCCCGTCGGGTAGGAGGATGAGCCGGTCGGGTACTCCTGCGTATGAGGGTGAGGTGAATTTGAGTGGGAGCCCGCCTCGCTGTTTGACCGCGAGGGCGAGTTTTTGTTCGACGGTTTTTTCACGCATGATGCGCGGCTCCCTCGCGTGGGACGGACAGCCCAAAAAACCCTATATAGCTTATATATAGGTGCTTATACGCGCGCGCGTGTGCACCAGCGCACATTTTCTTATCTTGTAATGTCCTTAAGAAAATCTTGTCCCTTGTCCCACTAGTGGCACGTTTTGTTGAAATTCTGCGCAAAAACCGGTGTGACAAGTTCAGGGACAAGCTCAAGTTTTTATAAACCTGTCCATAATCCGAACTAAAGTCTTTGGGACAAGATAATTCGCTAAAAACACTTGTCTCACGCTCAAAAACACGCCACGCGCTCACCGCTCAACCCTCCGATACACACGCTGCCGACCATAAAGCGGAATTCTCAGACGGTCTTTCGCGCTACCGCGCTCCCAGCCTTCAATGCGACTCATGATGCTCGCAATCCGGTACGATTCACCTGTCGTAAAATCAGCAGCCTTCCGCTCTAGGCACTCGCACCAAATTTCAATATTGGACACCACGGTCCTACGCTGACCGTGCTGCTCAGCGCTCTTGAGGCTCAGATAGGAGCGCCGCTCGAAAAGGTCTCTCTCATCCCAGTCGGCGGGTAGCGGGGTCTCCAAGTACGCGCGAACCATGCCCTCACGGTCATCGGTTTCCATGGACCCTGCTTGTGCTTTACCGGCGAGCCGAGCAGCCTCACCAGTCAGATACAGTTTTTCGCCTTGGGCACAGTAGTAGGCTGCTTCAGCCCACACCTGCCCTATTTCACTGCCTGTGAGGTCCCACGGCTTGCGCGTGGTTTCACCAGTGACCATGACGGGCCAGAAGCGCCTGTTCCCCGTCACGTCTCTCAGGAACCCGTCTTCGTTGTTTGTGGTGCCTACGATGATGCACTCACGCGCATGCGTCTCAACGTTCCTGCCGTACGCGGGCCGGTATTTATCGTGCGTACGCGTGATGAAGCTTTTGACGGTTTCGGCGTCCATTTTCCGCATGCCCGCAAGCTCACCGAGTTCTAATATCCACGCGTCGCGGGTTTTCTCTGCACCGGTTTTGTCTCTCATGTCGCTGATGGTGAGACTGTCTGAGAAGAATTTTCCGCCGAGCCGGTTGAAAATATAGGATTTTCCGATGCCTTGCGGCCCGTTGAGGATGAGGACGTTGTCGAATTTTGTTCCGGGGTGTAGGACGCGGGCGACTGCTGCGACGAGGGTTTTCCGCGTGGCCTCACGCACGTACACCGTGTCCTCGGCACCTAAGTATTTGATGAGGAGAGTGTCTAGCCGCGGCGTGTGGTCCCATTCGGGTAGGCCGGTGAGGTAGTCGCGTACTGGGTGGTAGGCGCGACTGGTGGCGACGGCTATGAGCGCGTCGTGTAGTTTGGATTGGGAGTAGATGCCGTAGCGTTTTTGCACCCATACGCGCAGGTGGGCTTCGTCTGTGTCGCTCCACGTGCCTGTCATGGGTTTCCATGGCAGGATTTTGGGGTTGCTGATGATGATGCTTTCGCTCATTTGGTTGTAGGCGAGGCCTTGTAGGCGCGGGTCGTTTTCGAGTATGAGCGTGTAGTTACTGACGGTGTCTTTGGGGGCCCCGTTTTTGGTGAGTTCGAGCTGCTTGACCCACCCACGATCACTATCGGTGGTGGTTGTGGTGTTCCCGCCGTGGGTGTCGGGTTCTAGGTCCGTGAATTCACGCTCAGCCACCACAGCCCGATCCTCATCCAGCTGTTCCTGGACTTTCTCGTCACTGGTGGCGAGGAGGCACATTTTTTCGTGTGAGGGCAGTTCACTGACCGGCGTGCTGGGGTCCGTCTCATTGTCTAGGTGACCGTAGAGGTGGATGCGGACGAGGTCGAACGCGTTCAATGCGCGCCCTGCGGCGGGGTCTGTCGCGTGGTGTGAGTACGCGCGCTTGTGCTCGTAGACGATGAGCCCGCCAGTGGTTTCACCTTGCGTGTACGTGTACCTGTCGCTCATGCCTGTGGGCTCGTACACGGTGGGGAGGAATTTTTCGATGGCTTGCTCCATGGTGTATGCGCGGCAAAAAGCGCCTACGACACCGGTTTTCAGCGTGGGGTCTTCCATTTCACTGAGCACTGCGCGGGGTTGTGGCTCACTATCAGCACGGGGCCACTGGCGCATGTCCTGCCAGTCCTCATACTGGCCGAGCACCGTGTCGGGGTTGAGGAGTGGCCCGTCTTGTGTCTCGTACACGTAGTCACCGTCAGAGGGGCAGGATGGCCAGTACATGAGCCGTGGGGCTTGATACGTGGTCGAGTCGAATTGGTGGATGCCGAGCGTGTTGGCGATCATGCGGCCTACGGCGGGGTACTCGTCCTCGCTCACGTCACGCGACAAGGGGACGATTAGCCGGAGGCGTGGGCGCTCAGCGGTGTGTGAGTGCGTGGAGTACAAGACGGCCCGATTGTTGTACAGGATCGTGAACATGCTCCAAAAATCGGGTTCGGGCTGGTCCACGTCGAGGGTGAGCATGCTCCGCGATAATACGGACCCGTTCCTGCGGACCCCGTCTTTGAGGTGCCCGGCGACGAACCCGCCGACGTCTTTCACACTGCTTTGCTGGTCACGGCTCATTTCCTGGTATTCACGTGTGGTCTCACTGGTGCGCTTCGGCACGGCTAGCCGGCTTGTGAACTCATCCCACGTGGTTTCAGTGTTGGTCCAGCGTGTGGCGCGTCTGGTTGTGGCGCTACTGATTTTCACCGGTCTCTCATCCTCCCCTTATTTATGTGTGGGCCTCGTTTAATAAAATTTTTTAGTCTTTTCTGTACGTGTGGCACGTGTAGCCTTCGGCTGCGAGTGGTAGCCCTCCCGCCCACTCGGGTGCGCGGCACATGATTTCCTGCACGTGCCTGATCTCAGAGGGAAACCCATTAGGAAACACGTCTCTGAGGGCGCTCATGCTCTCAACGACGACTTCGTCGTGCACGTGCATGACTACCGGGTATCCCGCATGGTTGAGGTTTCGTATGGCGTGGGCGAGAATGTCACGCGCGACCGCTTGAACAATGTTTTCGACGAGTTTAGGCCCGTAGGTGGTGACGCGCGCCCACCGGCGGTTCGGTGTGAGCCCCATGTGATTCACGCTCAGGTTGCCCCACCGGTTTTCGCTTACTTGCGCGTCCCTGTAGTACAGGGCGCGCCCGGATGGGAGCGTGATCGTGAGCGTACTGCCGTGCATGCTGACGTGTAGCCGGTACAGGTTGGATGGCTTCCGGGTGGTGACTGCTCGCATGGCTGCTTCGCCGATGTGCCACCACATGCGTACGATGCGGGGGTTGGCTGTCCGCCACGCGTCGACGATTGGTTTCAGCTCGCTTTCGGCAAGCCCCATGTGTAGGGCGCCCATGGCTTCTAGGGCGCCCACGGACCCGCCGTAGCCGCACGCGAGGGTAGCGATTTTCCCTTTCTGACGTAGTTCACCGTTGACGCCGTGTTTTTCCACTGGCACGCCGAACATCCTGCTGGCGGTCTCACAGTAGAGGTCTTTGCCTTCGCGGAACGCTTGGAGGGTGTCTTCTTGGCCGGCGAGCCACGCGATCACACGCGCTTCAATGGCTGAGTAGTCGCAGACAATGAATTCGCTGTCCGCGCTGGGTATGAGTGCGGTTCGGATTAGCTGCGAAAGGGTGTCTGGCACCGACTCGTAGAGCATGCTGGCGAGCTCAGCATCACCCGTACTAATAACCCGACGCGCGGCGTCTAGATCACTCATGTGGTTGCGGGGGAGATTCTGTACTTGTATGAGCCTGCCTGCCCACCGGCCTGTGCGCCCGGCCCCGTAGAATTGGAGGAGCCCGTGCGCCCGCCCGTCAACCGTGCAGCCGAGCATGGTGTCATATTTTTTGGTGGACGAGCGGGATATTTCCTGCCGGAGCAGGAGCGCCTCGCGCACCATGCTGGGTAGGGTGGGGTCCGCGAGCGCCTCGCTCACCGTTTGCTTGCTGAGGCTGTTCATCTTGTAGCCTTGCCGGTTGACCCAGTCGAGGAGCTGGGGCACACTTTTTGGGTTTTCCACGTGGGTGAGCTCGCGCGCCTTTTGGAGGCATGTTTTTTCGTGGTCTGCTCCGATTTTTTGGGCTGCCCTGGCGAATCCTGTGTCGATGCCGACGCCGCGCGTGTTGATGTACTGGTCGATGTAGTAGTTTTCCCACTCTGCTTTGGGTATGGGCGTGTTTTTGAGGTGTTCGCGTATGGCGGTTTCGGCGTCCACGTCGCGTTTGCAGTAGGTTTTGAATTTTGCCCACCCAGCGGGGTCGCTGGAGGGTAGTGTGCGCTGACCGTTGCGGCCGGGTGTGCAGAATTTTCTGATGAGTGCGCGCCCTTCGGTGAGTTTTTGCTCAGACAGGTGGAGGGCTTCGCCGGCTTGCTTGAGGGAGCCGGGGAGGCCTGCGTAGAGGGCGTGCACCATGGTGCAGTGCCATCCAACGGGGTCGAGAAAACCGCGGATCAGGCCCGTGTTTTGGAGGTGGTGGGAGAGGCAGACTCGTTCGAAACTCGCGTTAAACGCGTGCTTGGTAACGTTTGGGTTGATGAGTGCGTCGACGATGACGCTGGGTAGGGTCTCACCACTGACGAGGTCAATGATCCGCGTCGCCTCATCATCCGTCTTGTAGGCGAATAGGAGGATTTGGAAGCTTGGGTCGGCTGCGTACGCGTACACGCCGTTATCAATACTCGTGGCGGAAAATGTTTCGATGTCGATGGCGAGGTGTTTCAAGGCTGGTACCGTACCCAATCAAAAAAAAAGAAACAGAAACGGAAGAAGAGGATGAGGATGATGCGGGGCGGGGGCTTCCCACCAAGCAGGAATAAGCGCCACTTGGCGGGAAACCAACGCGGGGAGGTTTTTTAGCCGAGCAGGTCGTCTAAACCATCCGCTGCCTCGTCATCGTCAAGCGCGGTGAATTCATCCTCAGCCCTAGTGCGCCCATCAAAAGACTCATCATCACGCACTTTCTGAATATTCCCCAGCCCCACGGCAATACCTTGGTTGCCAGAGCGGTTGTACGCGTAGAACTGCACGCTCACATTCGCCCAGCACCCCGAATAGACTTCGGTGGGGTCCATGATGCGCCGAGCGTGACGATCCACGATCCCCGGAGCCGTTGAGGATTTGGCGTTGAGGAAAAGCATTCCCGCGTACTCCGCGCCCTTGTTTTCAGCGTCCCCGTCACGCAGGGGGAGTTGGCGCGCTTCCCATTTGGGTCCGAATTTTTCTTTACCGAGTTCTGCTGCCTGCTTGATGGCTGCTTTGATCTCGTTGAGCGTGGTTTTGTCGCCTTTGGGGATGAGGAGGCTCGCCGAGTATTTTTCTGGGCTGCCGTTAAAAGAGCGTGGCTCAAAAACGTTCGCATACGAGAGGCGGCAGTTTCGGACGATCAGATTATTCGACATTCTTTTAGTTTCCTTCCGGTGTTGTTGTGTTCTTGTCGAAAATTCGGGTGAACTCGCGCTCCGCACTCAGGGTGGCTTCGGGGCGCGGGTCCTCATCGGGCACTAGGTGTGGTTTCCCGCGAGAGCGTTCCACGAGCCCACCAAGTACCCTGCTGAACTCTTGCTTGCCCATGAGGCGTTCCATGCGCGTGATAGGGATGAGCTTCTTGTCGTACACGTCAGTAAAACCCGCGGCCTCGGCTACTTGAGCGACCTGTGTCTCGTCTGTGTACCGGCGCGTGGCACGCCCTTCGACGAGTTTCATCCTCTGCCACTTGTGGCCGGTGGTGGCCATGTTGAGCGCGTATTTTTCGACGCTGCTCGCCCACCGTGTCAGGTTGGGTAGTTGGCGTAGCACCTGCGTGACCTCACTATCAGTGAGTTCTGCGGGAGCCTTGAACTCAAGCTCAGCCAAGCGCATGTTTTCCTCAGCGCGTGCCCTGCATGTGGGTGCGAGCTTGCAGAATTGGCACCACTCGCCGGGGTGGAATTCGCCTTCGCCTTTAATAGCCTGTCGGGCGGCGGGTTTAACCGTGTTTTCCGCCCACGCGCCTAGCTGTGCGGGGGTGGTTTCCCACATGCTGATGTGCGAGCGGCGCGGCTGGTAAATACTCAAACGCACCGTGCTGATGTCGTACAGGGTGTCGAGTAGGTTGAGCGCGCCCAGCGCGTACAAGGACAATTGGGGGTTGTGCTCGGCGTTGACGAGGACGCCGACACCGTATTTCAGGTCCACGATGTGCAGCGTGCCGCCGGTGATGATGAGGCAGTCGCAGGTGCCGTATCCGCCGGGGACAGTGTGGTCGAATTTGACGCGCTGTTCCACGAAAACGAGCGGCGCCGCACCATCTTCTTCTTGGTATTCGCGGAGTAGGCACTGCACGTAGTCCACGTACGCGCTTGTGTACGCGTCCATGCTTTCACTGTCATACTCGGACACCGGCGCACGCCCCGCGCTTTGGCCTAGTGCTTGGTGGAGCTTGTATTCTGCGAGCGCGTGCGCAGCCGTGCCCTCGCGTGACACTTCCGTGTCGCGGTCGGGTTTATGGGCTTCGAGTAGAGCACTTGGCGTGCAGTGGAGCCACCTGTGCGCGCTACTGGCGCTGAGCGTGGCGTGTGTTTCAGGCGGCATCTCGAGCGGCTTTCAGCGCCGTGGCGTACTGGTCCTCGGTGAGGTCGGAGAGTTTTTCGGCTCCGAGGCTCGTGAGGATTTTTCGTAGCCTGTTTTTGCCGTCTGGTGTGCTGGTGGCGAGCGTGGCGAGTGCTTGCCTGACTTCCTCCAAGCTCACGCTAGGCTCCGCTGGCTCAGCTGGCTCAGTGGGCGGGGCGGGTTCGGTGACTGGCATGGTTTCCTCAGTGACCTGTTCGGGCCACTCGTCCCCACCCGTCAAACTCGTGATCTTCCGCGCTCTGGCGAGCGCTTCGTCGAGATTACTGTCGAGGTCATGCAACCCACCGAGCATGAGCTGCAAACCGGCTTTAATGTCCTCAAGATTCTGGCTGATCGTTGTCATTTCGTGTGTTCCTGTCCTTGCGTGTGTTGTGTGAGTCTTGCGAGGCACTGTTCGATGTCGTGTAAGCGGTCTTGTAGGTCTCTGATGTCGTCGCCGATGTTGAGAATTGAGGCTTCAGCCGTGGATAGGCGCGCCTTGATGTCATCACCGATCATTTGCCTGTCTCTTTTCCTGCTGTTTGGTGTTCCTGGTCTTTCTGCTTGTCACTGTTGCGGCGCATCATCCGTGGGTTTGGGGTTTCCCAGTCTTGTTCGCAGCTGACCCATGACGTGCGGTGCACGCACTCCGTGGCGATTCGTTGCTCTATGTACGGCATGACTATGCGACCTTTTCGACGATGCTCATGCGCCCTGTCCTGAGGCGGGCCGGTGTATGGTGCACATGAAGCGCGGGGTCTTTGGGGCGGGTGGCGACCACGAAAAACGTCATCCGCCGTGGCGTGGCTGAGACTGGGAGGCAGAGGGGTGTTTCCCACGTGGGCCCAAGCTCTTGTTCGGCCTGTTCTATTGCGGGGCGGACGGTCATATTGAGCCGGCGCACCCTGCGTATCTCCTCTGACAGGTGTGGGATGGTTTCCACGCGTGCGGGGACTTGCACCGTAAATTCGCGTATCTCCTGCGGAACGGTTCTCCGCTGGGCTTTTTTGACCGTGAATCGTGCTTTTTCTGTGACGCATGATTCGTGCGCGAGCAGCTCCACGCTTGGATTGGTGGGCTGGTCGACGAGAAAGTCGCATACGCAGCAGGCTGGGAGGTCAGCAAGCCACGGGTATTTCCTTGAAGTGATCATTTTTTAGATGTTTCTTTCAGCTTCGATTTCAGGGTGATCGTGGAGAATCCTCAGGAGCATGCCGAGGATGTATTCGGATGAGGCGCGCCAGTCGAACCGATAGCCCTCAGCGAGGACAGCTGCCTTGGCGAAAATGATTGCGGCGTGCGCTGCCTGCATGGTGGTGGGGTGGATACTGTCGAGCCCACCCGTGTCAGACAGGGGCGCGTCGGTGCGGGGGTAGATTTCTGTCTCCGTGCCGTACTCATCGTGATCGACTGTGAGGATGTAGTCCCCGTAGTCGCAGGCCTCATAATGCTCAGGCATGATGCTCAATGTCCTTTTCTTTTTCTTCTTGACTGTTTGCCATGTCCCATAGCCACGCTGCGACGGTGCGCATAGCACTGGGGGTGAGTGGGAAGTTCATTGTGGAGGGGAGTGTGCCGTGCGCTGTCATGGCGGGGCATTCCCGTATTCCGCGCTGCTCATTTCGCGCTCCTACGCGTAGCACTCTGGGAGGCGGGAGCGTAGTAGATCCACATGCGGTTCGCATTGTCGTTGTCGACGTTGAGTCTGCGTGAGCTCACTCTGAATCCGCGGACGTTTGCCGCGCGGGTGACCGCGCTCACGTCAGCTTTAGTCCAGGGCGCGCCACTGTCACTGATGACCTCGAACGTTTTCGGCGCGGCGCTCATGATCTGCTGGAGTTCTTCCTCACTGATGATCTGGTCGAAAAGGCCGGTGCGCGTACGCTTTGCGGGGACTTTACTTAGTCTGATACTCATTTTTCTCGGGTTCCTTTTTTAGTAGCGTGGTGCGTTGTTTTCCATGGCGCGTAGTGATGACTCTGGGACGAGGATTCGCCGGCTGGTGAGCCTGATCGCGCCTTGTAGCCTGTCGGTGTCGATCCATTTGCGCACGGCGTTTGGCGTGGTCGAGTAGCGCTCGGCGACCTGCCGCACCGTGTACAAGGGCTCCAACGGCTTACGTTTACTGGTGCTCATGCTGCCTCGTCGCGTTCAATCTCAGGCAGAATCCCATGCTGCTTAAGAAGGTCATAAAGGAACAGGCGGCCTTTTTGTGTCCAGTAGGTATGGATAACCGTGTGATTATCCTGATCGATCACATGAGTTTTCGTGTCCGTGTACCCGTGTCCTTGGTATTTAGCGGTGAGCACCCAATTGCGTTTCCCACCGACCCTGTATTGGACTCCCAGTTCGTGGAGTTTCGCGTTTAGTTTCCGCGCGCTCATTCCGTATTCTTTAGCGATGTTGGTGACCGGCACCGCGTCGTGACTGGTGATGACGAGGTCGTAGTAGGACACTTTGGGTTGGACTTCTGCTAGTGCTTGTTTTTGTGCGGCGTTCTCGGATTCGAGTTCGGCGCGTTTCGCGCGCTCGGCTTTGAGGGCTTCGAGGACAGTGATCATGATGTCGGGGTCGGCGAGCATTTTCTCGATGGTGTCGGGTGTGGCGTACATGCCGTGCCGACGGATAGTAGGAAGCACCTCATGCGTCACCCAACGACGAAACGGCTTAGCGCTCGGGGAGTTCGAGCGGAGGATGACAGCGTAAAGGCCGGCCTCTGAAATGATGTTCTTGTTCGGGTTTCCAATACCCTCAGAAATTCTTAGGGTATTGATTTCGTCTTCGTCTAGTCGCTTTGCAACTTCCGAGGGGTTAGTGAGTTTCAGAATGCTGCAGACATCCGAGAGGACGAACCATGGCTCGCCATCCTCTGTCGTAACCGTGCGGACACTGGTACCCTCATACGTGAAGGGAACTATCTGGTTCATTGTGTTTTCCTTTCTGATTCGCTTCCTGGACTGCTGCTGACAGTTCAGGAAGCGGTTTTTTCTTGTGCTGATGCGCGCGGCTTGTAGGTGGTAATGAGTGCGTCGTCGTCGAGACCAAATGCACGCGCGATGGCTTTTGACATGAGATCTGATACCCCTCTTGAGCCGTTTTCGATTGCGCAGAGTGTTCCTCGCGAGACTTTGAGTTCTGGGACTTCCTTTTCGATTCGTTGCGCTAGTTCGTCGAGGGTGAGACCAGCTACTGTTCGCAATGCTCGGATGGAGACGAGCGGAGGCATCTTCTTCGGCCGTTCCGGTGGGTATTGCCGGTAAGCAATGTTTGCTTTCATGTTTAAGACAGTACGGCAAACATTAAAGGTGATCAAGCTACGACACGGCAAACATTGCAAGTTGGCCGAAATGATGACACTCTCGCTTGAATTACATGGGTGTTGTTAGCCGAGTCGCGTAAATGTTTGCCGAAGTTTTAGGGCATGATAAGAACATGAGTACAGACGAGATGCACAGATTGGGAAAGGCCGTCCTGCAACGGCGTCAAGATCTTGGACTGTCTCAAGATGATGTCGGCAAGAAAGGTGGTCCATCGACTACAACATTGTCGAAGATCGAAAATGGCGAAGCCCCCTCAATCCGTACTCGCACAAAGGAAGACTTGGAACGCGTGCTCAAGTGGCCTAAAGGGACGATTGATGCGCTGCTAAACGGCGAAGAATTGCCACCAATCCCTCTTGTCGACCGAACAGACTGTGATGTCACGGCTGGGATGAGTGAAACGCAGGTATCCGGACAGCATCTCGCATCAGCTTTCGAGCAAGTCGCTCAATTCAACGTCATTGCGCTTGAAACGCTTTCGCCCCGTGACCGCATCTTTGGATTGTCGTGGTTGCTAGGCCGGGACATTCACGACATTGATCTGCTAACAGAGCGAGACGCCGAAGAACTTCTCGCAATCGTCAAAGCGGCTTTCATGCGAGAAGGCCGCCGACTGCAAACGAGTAAGGACGCTTATCGGACCGCTAGCACTCCAAGTGGCTTCACGCGAGCACAGATTGATAGCGAACTGGAAAACGGCGGCACTTTTGCTGATGCAATTCGACGTTTGTCGGATAGAGAAGATGATTTGCTTCATCAGGAGGTTTACGGTGGGACACCACCGCCTGACCCTGACGATTACGGCGTGTACGCGCAGCGAGGCGACGTAGAAGCCGAACAAGAAGCCTCCCAAGAAATGCCATGACGACCGGACCGTCCAACGAATCTACCGCCCTCATCCCAAAGCATGAAGGTGACTACTTCGTTTACGCCGACGAAACAGGCAACCTTGACTTCAAGAGCGCCGATTCGCCGTACTTTGGCTTCGGGACAGCAATGTTCCCAGCCAACCACGCCACGCAGATGTGGGATGCTCACTTCCTGCGCCTATCCCTCCAAGACCAAGGAGTAAGCCTGCCAAATGGGTTCCACGCCGCAAAAGACAGCTGGAACGTACGCCGACAAGTCTTCTTAATGTTGGCAGACCAAGAAATCACGGTTGACTCAACGTTCCTGTACAAAGCCAATGCCTATAAAAAGATTCTCTTACATGCTGATCCGCAAATGAGGCTCTACAAAATGGCGTGGTACCTGCACTTTAAAGACTTGTGTCAGCGGCGTATACCTAAGCAGGCTCACATATATGCCATAGTTGCATCGTTTGGAACCAAGATGCGTGCAGAAGCCGCCAGAGAAGCGTTGAAAGATGTGGCAGACCAGCAGCCACAAGACATTACCTTATGCGTATGGGATTCGGCCTCTTGTTTCGGTCTGCAAGCCGCCGATTATGCACTGTGGGCGATCAATCGCCACGTAAGCGGAAGGGCACTTGATCATTATGAAGATCTCATTAAGCCGTACGTGAGATCTGTTTTCCTACCTTGGGGAAATAAGTAGTGTCGGCTATCCCCGCTTGGGGGAAGTCCACCTCCGGAAGACTTATCGCCGACACTGAAAGTGTATCATTTAGCCTTCGTCTGTCTCAAGAAAACCAGCACGCTACCGTCTCCAACTGCACGTGCCTACAGTTACGATCATGCGCGCGAGTGCTCCATCGTGGGATCAAGTCGTGCGAGAAGCGGCGCGTGAACAGATCACGCTGCGCCGCTCACGCCTGCACGGTGCGCGCGGACTATGGGTACCAGCCCAGCGCACCATCTGGGTGGACAGCCGCCTGCCTGACCATCACGCTGCGCCCACGTTGGCGCACGAGCTGATCCACGCGCGCAGGGGTGACAGTGAGTGTGCGACTGATACTCTGGCGGAACAGATGATTGATCAGCGCGTGGCACGCATGTGGATTAGCCGGGCTGCGTATGCTCGCCTGGAACACGAGTACGGTGGAGATGTGTGGATGATTGCCGACAGTTTGGATGTGCCCGTGTGGGTGGTGCAGGCGTACCGTCGAGTACTGGAGCGGGAGCGGTGCGGCTTTTGACCCGCGCCGCCACGGCTACGACATTCACGGAGACGAAGACGAGCAAACACAAATGGAGCCATAATGTTCGGAAGAAAAAAGCAACAAATCCAACAACTTCAGGAACAAGTTGATAGTCTTCAACAAGTTCTGGCCGAGGCCGGAGGCGGCGACCTCGCCGGGTTAGCCGAAGAAGTTGTAACAAAACGAGCCGAACTTCAAAGCCTTATTCGAGAGCTAGACTCGGAAACTGAAAAAGCTCAAAGCAAGCTGGCAAAGACGCAAAGTGAACTTAACGAAACCGAGCAGAAACTCAGTCATACTCAGAACGAATTGGATGCGCTGCGAGGGCTTTACGCTGACGTTCATGCATTAGATGAGCTTGGGTTTACCAGCTATGCGAATCCTGCTAAAGATTCCGTTGCACTTGGAGAAGAACTAAAACGTGTGCAGACCGAGGCTAAACAGATTCTTCAGAGCAAGCGCGCCACTACAGCCGTAAGTGGTTTCACTTTCAATAACTCTGCTGCCAAAGGGCGCAAATTTGTTAACGACATGTCAAAAATGATGCTACGTGCATATAACGCAGAGTGTGAGAACTGTATGCTCACGGTCAAGGCCGGGAATGGGGATGCGGCTCGTAAACGTCTTGATAGGGCGCGCGATCAAGTAGCGAGACTCGGACGGATGATAAGCCTTGAAATTACTGGTCGATACCACGGTTTGCGTGTAAGGGAATTAGAGCTGACTCTCGAATATCAAAACGCGAAGAAGCGTGAGAAAGAAGAGGAGCGGGAACGTAAAGCGCGGTTACGCGAAGAAGCTCGCGCGCAAAAAGAGCTTGAAGCTGAGAAGAATCGTCTCGAGAAAGAAAAACAACACTACCTCAACGTGATCGCCACAATGGAAGCCACCGGCAACACCGAAGAAATCCAAACCCTTAAAGACAAACTCGTTGAGATTGATAAGAGCATTAATGACGTTGATTACCGGGCGGCGAATATCCGCGCCGGCTACGTGTACGTGATCTCTAACATCGGCAGTTTTGGTGAGGACATGGTTAAGATCGGCATGACCCGCAGGCTCAACCCGCTAGACCGTGTTCGTGAGCTTTCTGACGCTTCAGTGCCGTTTAACTTTGACGTGCACGCTCTGTTCTTCAGTGAAGATGCTGTGGGCGTGGAGACAGAGCTTCATCACCGTTTCGCAGATCAGCGTGTGAACTTGATTAATCAGCGGCGCGAGTTTTTCAAGGTGACGCCTGCTCAGGTAAAAGACGCGCTAGCTGACATTTCAGGCAACCTGCTTGAGTTTGTGGACGAGCCAGAAGCAGAGCAGTACCGTATGTCGGTGCAAATGAGGGAAAGCAGTAAATAGCGCTTGTGAAATGGTTTGCCGCCAGTCCTTTATTTGGGGCTGGCGGCTTTTCTTGTCCTACCCCTGGTGTAGAAATAGGGACTGTGAGTGATAGGCGTATTGAGTGGTTGGAGAGCGTCGCCCACGTGGCCGGCGTGGAAGTAGAATACTCGCCTACCAATAGTCTGGATGGCTTCTACGAACACTCCCAGCGCCGCGACAAGAAATGCTCCCTATTCCACGCTTGACACAAGTCTAGTCGCTACGCGTATACTGGGAAACAACGGAGGTCTTGACCTGAACAGTCAGCACCCTTCGTTCCCCCGCTACCAGGGTTAGTGGAGGGGTGTGCGTGAGGTTTTCGCACGTTCATACATACCTAGGTTCGCCACTCGGAAAAGGGTGGCGAACTTTTATTTTGGGTATTAACTCCTATTTGCCTATGGCGCTTCGTATGATGCGGGTGTGAATGGGCTGCATGAGGCTGAGGTAGTGAACTGGCTAGGTCGGCAGGGTGTTGAGGTGGTGGAGGCCCGCCTACCGGCTGGGGAGTGGGGTTTCTACTCGCTACGAGACAGGCTGGTCGTGATCGACAGTGGGCTCACCGGCTCGCAGCGACTGTTTGCTCTGCTGCATGAGAGCGTGCACGTGGAGGCGGAGCATGATGGGCATCAGTGTGTGCGCGTTGAAAAGCGGATTGACGAGCAGGTCGCGCAGATCATGATTGACCTCGCGGATTACGCGTGGGCTGAGTCGCAGTACGGTTGGAATACTCCCGCCATTGCCCTTGAGCTGGACGTGCCACGCCGCGCAGTCCAGGCATACCGCAGAGCGCTGGAGCGCGCCGCGGTGCAGAACCTAGCCAGAACCTGA